GTAACAAAAACCACAGTCCTAATGACAGCGATATAATCAGCTTCCCTGTCCGTTCTTCCATCTTTCCTACCTAATGCTAGTGACCAAATTCTCCACATCACCAACCAGGAGGAACAACAACCATATCCCGATAGTAATCCATATTATACCAATAACAATCCAATAGTCTTAAATTATTGATTGGTAATTGATTACTATCATAAGGGTCTAACATTGTAAACTCTGCACAATGTTGAATAATCTCTTGAGGAACTTCTATTTTCTGCCAAGTGATTGGTTCTGTAATAATAATAGGTATCATTTGATATAACCGTTTTCAATTAACCATTTACGTGTGAGTGGTGTAGGATCATAACCACCCTTATTTGGATTCCACATATTACCACTAGCACAAGCATTAAGTGCTTTCATAGTCATTCCCTCAGTCAATCCTGCCCATTTGGCCTCTGATTCCCAAGGAACTGAATGTTTTGGATAAATGTCTTCTACCATTTCTCTCCAGATTTGAGGAACATCCTCCTCTGGTAATATAATAGCAATTAATGAGTTTTTGATACTTCCTGCCATACAATCCTGAGCAGCATGCCAACCTTCATGTCGTATAACTGTCATCAAGACATTAGGACGATGCATAAAAGCATCATTCAGATAAAAATTATTACTTACGGTATGATAAACACCACGATGCCCAGGTGGGAAATATTTTTCAGGAGCAAGAAATACTTTTACTCCTACTTTTTGAAGTGCATCTAATATATTATTAAATTCACCAGAAACTAAAGAAAAATTCGATTTAGGATATTTTTTTGAAATATCACTAATCGAAAATATTTCTTGAACTCCGTCAGTGCATTCTCTTAGGATCATACAACCCATCGCATCCATGGTATAATAACCCTGAGTGGGTTTAGCCATGGCTGGAGGGACGATCAATAGAGATAGTCCTAACAAAACATTCTTCAGTTTCATGTTTAGATTTCCTTGTTTTAATATATTCTAATTCATCCCAATACTGACTATGACAAACAACTAGAATATGATCGTTACAGTGTAACACATTTTTTACCAAATTACAATAGGGTTTAGGTTTTATCCCTACTTCAATAGTAATATATTCATCACACTTAAAATATACCCAACCCTCATCAATACCACCATAATGGTGCCATTTTACATAATCATTGACTTCTACGTCAAATGTTTTCATCTCTGATTCTAGGTGCTCCAATGAGAGAGATTGTTTCTTGTTGACGAAAGTAGAGTTTGACATAACAACGAAGAGCCTCTTTTAATATCACAATATCGTTACAATCACTTATCTCACGAGAAAGTTTCTCATAAGCAAAAGACTTAGAAGGTGTTTCTAATGTAATTTGTGATGGGTCTAAGTTATTCATTGAAGGCAGCCATGAGTGGATTCAAGTTTAGTTGCATCGCAGAATAAGGAGTCGTATTTTCTGGGCTTACAACTTTACCAGGTTTGTCTTTATGTATAGGTGCCATAAAGACACATTTACGACGACAGAAAAAGCCCCATACAGAACTTGGTCTTTTATCTGTATATGAAAATTCAGTGTCTAGATTTCTTATCCAAATACGTTTGATTGTCTTTGAATAATCATCAGTCCAGTATTCATAACCAGACGGAGCTTTATGAGGAAATTCCATTGTCAGTTGATTCATTATATGATTGAAGAAGATCTAACATCTTCTTTCTCCACTCCATGAGCTCATCATAACATCCCTGATTATATGCACAACCACGGAGTTTGGCGTCAGGTTTGAGGACACTCTCAATCATAAGATCAAGAGCACGTTTTTCGGATTCAGTCATCAAAAACTTTACATTGTGGAGAACCTGGATGGGTATCACAAAAATCATCTAGGAGTTTATCTCTGTGACGTGAATGCCAATCATTGATAACACCTTCACTTTCTTTTACCTCATCTTCCTCATGAGGTTCATTTGAATGGAAGTCAACCTCCCACTCAGAATATTTGTCGTTGGGATCCTTTTGTTTAGTCATGTTAGGAAACTTTCGATTACTTCAGATGGTTCATTATCTGTTAAACCATATTTAGTGGCTTTTTCAATATTCTCTCTGAGCTTACCATAAAACTCAGGATACAGATCATTATCGTGTGATGTAATGAGGTCAAAACACTCTTCTTCATCCGATGCTCTCACTGCCCAAATGCCACCATATTCTGATTGTGGAAATGGTACGAAGTGATCAACAATAAAAAGATACTTCATCTGCTCCTGTAGTTTACTCTGATAGTATAATAGATTTAGACTTGTTTGTCAATAAGACCTAACTGACGCTCAAATTCATACTTAAGTTTATAAAGTTTACTTTGAATGTAATCTTTATACTCAAATTCCTCTGTTAGTGCAAATAGATTTTCCACTTGCGCATGTGCAATTACAAGTTTTTGTTTCTTGTCCATCATTTTGTTCAGTTAATTTACTTACAAGATACTCTGCGAATGCTTCCATTCGATTTGGATGAATGGCACGAATGTCGGATTGTTCTAATGCTATCCCAATAGATTCGATTTCTTGTTGAGAAAGCTTGTTGTCTTTAGAAGGAAGAGTCATAGTGTTGTCAAATCCTAACATATCTATCTGAATTTTAGACAAATTTATTCAGTAAGACCGATTTTGTTAAAAAACGTTTCTTTATGAAGTTCGACAACAGTTTTCTTCCATGCAATCTGAAATTTTTCATCAAAATCTTTCTGATATACAGGAAGAAATGCAAGCAATGCATGACTAATGTCAACTACATCCTGTTGATTACCACTGTTCACTGCATCATTCAGTTTTTCTGAAAGAAAATCTACAGTGCTAATTTTATTGAATGAATCTTCAAGATCATTCATTGCTTTCCAAGTTTCATTGTAATTCATTTGATCACCATCCAGTTGTTGTCAGATTCTTTATCCATCCAAAAGTGATAACGACCACTGATAGAACTCAAAAACATTTTATCATCAGTTTCTTGTTCTACTCTACAAGAATGCAACTGGTCCATCATGTTATGAAAACGATTCTTAGCCTTGGTAGACTTGGGTTGGACACAAATAAACTTTGGTTTCATTGTTTGGGGTCTTTAAGATACTTAAACTGTTCCTATCTTCCAGGACAAGCCTAGTTTACAGGGATTTCTTGAACTTGTCAAGTGATTGTTCCTCACTAAGATTTGCACAAATCTCACATCGAGGAATGTTTACCATATGTTGGTAAAGGTGATATAATTCATGGAATAGTGTTTTCTCATGTTCTTCACCTTCGAGATTCTCATCAATTTGAATCAGAAACTCGTTGTCATCTTCTCTCATACACCATCCATCAACACCTTCATCTGATAGGTCCATATAGACGACAGTTACGTCTACAGTGTAATCAAACAGATATTCCAATAAGAACCACTGAATGTGTGATTCAACGGTCTTGTAGGGTGTTTTAGGCCGCTCTGAGGGGAGAATACTAATAGAATGCATGAGACAATCCTTGATAAACAATTCTGGTACCCCAATTCATCATCCACATAAAGGATGCGATGAAGATTAGTTTATGTGTGGTGGTCATCTCCTTTGTGTGTCTCCACATACTATAAGACCCCTCAGGGTGAGCTGAGAGGTCAGGTGTGCCAGTTTGTCAAGTGGTTTTTGAGTATATATGAGCCGTTGCGGGCTTAGTCAACAAAATAAGTGAGCGTGCAATAGGATTGGTTGTGAGCACCACTGCTTGTATCGAAGGCAGTTTCGGCAATATTGTTAAAATCACCGTTCAGATTATTTGCGGAAGAATTGGTAGTTGTCTGGAGACTAAGTTGCGCAGTAGCCTCACCTTTTCTTCCTGTGCAAGCGGTTGGATTTAATCCAGCAGCCCAATTGCTTGACCATATTTGTGCAACACCGCGCTGGTCAAAATCAGTGTTACCAATAACAAACGGCAAATTTGTGACATAAACGTCACCTGTACCTGCAGAGGCTATTGGACCTGTAGTCCTTAACCTCCAACCTACTGTCACCAAATTACCAACTTTGGTATAAACACCAATTTGTATGTTGTAGGTAATTGTGGGCGCTGTAGTGCTGCAAGTGTATTCAGGTGTCCAAGTGCCTTCCTCATAGTCATCAAGAATATGTGATGTTGCAGTAGTTGAACTTACGCCAACGGATTGGAAGTCAATACCAGTTCCTGATGTTGAGAAGACTAGGTTTCCGTTGGCAATGTACAAAGAACTGCCCGATGATACTTGTGTATCACCATTTGCAGTAATACGTAATGCTTCAGTATCATTAGTTCCCAATACTAATACATTATCAGAAGGGGAACTTATTGATGTTCCAGTCCCAAGACTTACAACTCCATATGTACCGATACCACTGAAATCAGCATCAGTACCATTGAGTTGTGCCGTGTTCAGTGTGACATCAGCAGTAATTGTACTGATACCATTGATAACCGCACCATTAGGAAATGTAGGAGCTCCAGTACCAGCACCATTGACAATGTTATTGGCTCTTATTCTAGACATCTGAAGACTTTTTAGTTATTTATTCAGAGTCAGCAGGTAATGTTCAGTCAGCCAACAAAGATTTTAGTTCTTCAACTGTAAGTCCAGCTGCGTTAAGTTTCTCTTCTGCTGTTAATGGTGCAGGTTCAGGTGGTGCGACATAATCAGCAGCAGTAGCGCCAGATTCAAGGAACTCGGCGTAGTCGCGGTTGGCTGGGTCAGTGGGAACCCAAGTGACATTTCCTTGATCGTCTTCACGCTTGAGGCCAGCCTGTTCTGCGTCGGTCCAAGTGTAGGTGTAAGTCATTGTTAAAAGGAATGGGTGTTAATTGAATAGGGCTGAGTGGTGTTCAAAGTTCAACGTCGGCAGTGTAGTCCAATATTGGACCACCCCACTTAGCCGAAGTCAGCGTCGGCGGTGTAGTCCAATGCAACCGCACCAGATCCAGCAGCCGCTCCTGAAAACGACAGCGACATGGTTGTAGCCGAACTATTGAGAAAAGTGATATTAGCTGCTGCATTTGTTTGTGCTTCCGTTGGAGTGGCTCTCATCGTCACAGGTCTTGGGGCTTCATAAAGTCGCCCAGTAGTATCTGTAGCTGATGGATACAGGCGAACTCTTGAGCAAGTATAGAAATACCTCTGACACAACGCCAGCTCAGTGCCGATAGGGCGATGTTCAAAAGGAGTGGCTCTGGTGCCTATTTCCATTTGACAACCTGTTACGGACCAATAATTGCCAACTGATGTAACTACATCATTCTGTACATGTCCATAACATAACTTTCCATCAGCATATGCACCCCAACTTGTATTGTCAGTATTTGCGAAATCAGAACCTGAAACAAGAGTAAATTGAAAACGTAAACCTTCTCCATTATCATCATTAATTGTCCCACCAGTATCACCAGGGAATGTTATCTCTTTAAATTCCCAAGTATCTGCTGCATTGATCGTATATGTAGTACCAATTATTCTATTACCATCTGATTGATATATTTGAAATCCATAAGTACCAGTTTCGGATGATTTTACATGAAAAGAACAGGTAATATTTTTTGCTGTAGCATTACCATAATCTAAAAATTGAAGATTTTGTGCTTCAACTTCTTGGTAGAATAAAATACGATCAGCAGACTCAATTCCAGCTTCTGCAGTATTATCAGTTGTAAATCTCCAACATTTACTATATCCAGATGGTCCATCTGAGAACTGTGACATAATACCAACCAGTTCTTCTATACTACTTCTATTCCAGATCCATCTATCTACAGTATTATATTCAGTTACATTTGAACTTGTGGTGGAAGTTATGCCTCTCTGAGCCACATTCATCTCCCCATTGATGATGAGGTTCCTGTTACTTAGCGGACCAGCAGTAGGATAAGCTAGATTATTAATAGATTGAGTGGTAATATTGGTACTACCAATCGTAACTGAACCCTGACCAACTGTCAGAACTCCAGTGATTCTTGCATCACCATTTACCGTAAGAGCAGTCTGTCCAACTCCAGTCACAGTTGTGATACCAAGACTGGAGATACCAACAACGTTCACTCCATCAGCAAATGTTGGAGCTCCAGTGCCTTCTCTATTGGTATATCTGTCAGCTCTAATTCTAGACATCGTGAGACTTTTTAGTTATTTATTCAACTGGTCTGACAGGCCAAACAGGGTTAGTTGGATCAGTAGTGTTTGCAGGCAGATCTCTCAATGCCTGACGATAAGTTGTCATTTCGGCACTCATAGTATTGTCAGACAGTGCTAAGTAGTCAGTTTCAGCAATAAGGCGGTTACGCTCTTGACGTAGTTCTTTCCACTGATATTCTGCTTGAAGCTCGACAGCGGCTGCATCTACAAGGGTTTGATCAATGGTAATCAAGTTACCGTTAGCGTCTAATGCACCGATGTTGTCATGAATCTCAGAAACTTGAGGGTAAACTCGTATAATTGCTTGATGATTCATTGGGCCACCTCCATTGCTGTAATAACTGAAGTACTTCTAACCCTCGTTCCAGAAGCTAAGCCATCTCCATTGTCATTGACATATATGGTGACAGGAGCGGAATATGGTTGGAATAGTTTTACCCCATAAGTAATTTGGCTCGTAGTACTTGGGCTATCTAAAAACTCAAAAGGAATAGTTTGAGTCAAGCGGTTGTCGTCAGGGTTGCCATAGCCAGCAACCGTAACTCTTGTATTTGAATTTCCTGCGCTGCCAATTGAAATTTCGGTACTATCTCTTAACATAAAAAGACCAATACCATTTGATGAAACATTATTTGTACTAAAGGAAATAACCCCTCTGACTAAAATCTTGCTAGATGTTGCTGTAGGCGTAATGTCTACGTCTAACCCAGGTACCGCAGCAGTTGGCCCACCGCTTGCAGTAACAAATGTAGATGTATCAGTTTTAGTTGTACTAACAACTTGCAAGATATTTCCAGCACGCTCAAGGCGGTCAAGAGTACCTCCAGAACTTGGAAAGACAAAAGAATTTCCGTTACTCTTAAGATTTCCACCTATAGAAATATCAGTTCCAAAACCAACTGTTTGACCAACACCTGTTGTAATATTTCGATTAACACCATCAATTGTAAGATTATCTCCAACAGTTGTCACACCAGTAATATTGACACCTCCACCCACTGCCACCTGAATGGCAGGAGTAGAGGCATCTAAGTGTTCGATATTATTAGTCTTTAAGGTACTCATCTCAATATCTTTTTAGGTATTTATCAGAGTGCGTCTCTGGTAGCAATCAAGTGTGCCTTATATGCATCCTTGACTGCTTGTGTCCATGCAGCGTTACAAATTGCTTGAACGTCTGCATCTTCACCACTGATGTCAGTATCAGTCCAGTTGTCATCTGCATCAACTGAACCAGGCATCAGACAATGACGATGGAAAGTACGTGCAATCTCTGTACCGTCTCTCTCAACGATATCAGCTCTACGTACTTGAACAGCTTTAAATGAACCGACAACTTCAATCTTGTCGTTTTCTTGTCTTTCAGAAAGTGCCATTAGGATAATCCTCCGAATTAAACAGGGTTAGGCGTGAAGTATTTATGAGCCGTTGCGGGCTTAGTCAAATTCAAACTCTGTAAACAATGCTAATAAAGATGTCAGTAGCGCCGCTAGTAATGTCACCGACGTTAGTACTAGAGTCACCTCTATCATCACCTACCTCAAAAATTAGCATAGAGTCAGAGTTATTACTGATAACTGGCACCAATCCGTCAGCTGCATCATTGACATTAAATGAGTCATATCTAATTGCTCCTTGTGATGCAACGCCGGTAGCGGAAACAAAAGGAAGACCAGCAATTTCCAAGTTGCCAGAGCCAGCCGCACTTGCGGTGATGTTGCTCATTTGAATATCAATTGAAACCAGGTTTCCAATTTTCGTGTAAAAACCGTTAAAAGTCCCTGTGTAAGTTCCTGCTGTGGTACTACCTCTGAAAACAGGAGTAAACTCGCCTTCCTCGTAATCATCAAACAGTTCATTTACGTTTGTAGCGCCGGTTCCATCAGCAGTGGCACTAAAGTCAATGCCGTTGCCGCTTGCAAGTACTAAGTTTCCACTACTGATACTGACTGATCCTTGGACCTCAATATCTGTACTAAATCCGACTGTCTGACCAACACCTGTAGTGATAGTTCTTGTTGTACCATTAATATCAATGTCACCAATACTAATCACACCCGAAGAACTTTCGGTCATTGAGGAGTGAGTAATAATTCCTGCAGTATCAGAATTCTTATAGAACTGATTAGCACTACCATTGCCACCAGGTAGTGTGATAGTATTATCACCAGCTACAGCTGGAGCGTTGATATCAACTGCTCCAGAAGTTTGTCCTCGTAAACTCAGTCCCATGGGATTATACTTTTTTAGTTATTTATTTACCAAGAAGACGGTAAATCCGTTGAAGGACCACCAATCACTCTATTCAGTCTTGTTTCAATCGCATTTTCGAGAGTATCTGCTTCTTCTAATGCCTTGACCCAATCAATTACTTGGTCTCTGGTAAGAGAATTAAAGTCTGTAAAATTACTCGTATTTGCAGGATTAAGTCCCACAGTATCACCTAACTTTGCAGTCTTTCCAGTTTCACTATCGGTTCCCACAAGTTCCCATGAAACAGTCTCAACAACACCATCAGTGTTGGTCATACCTGTAATATTCCAAGTCTTTGTGATCGCCATTTCAGTTTTCTGTAGTAATTTTATTTATTATCATGTTGCACCAGGATATTTGTTCTCTCGCGTAATGAAATGACAAGCATGATCTGTAAAACCTCTTACATTAGTTGTATCAAATGTCATTGTAACGTCAAGATTGCTGTCTGGATTATTAGTTGTTACACTATCCACCGTCATATTATTGGTCACGATATGATTAGCATCAACATCAGCCAAATTAGTTTCCTGTCTAGTAATATTCCATAGACCCATATACTGACTTTGTTGGTTATATGCTGCTGTGGTATTACTTCGTCTCATTGAAAATGTTACTAAGAGTGTAACTGATCCATTAGTACCAACTCCATCTGTAAGATCATTTAAATCAACTTTATATGTATGATTATTAATACCATCACCTGCATTCGTTCTAGTTACAAGTCTGTCAGGTACTCTTGACCATCCACCATTACTTCCAATGATACCTTGTGGAGCAAGAATTTGTTGTCCTACCTGAATATTTTGAGTGGTTGAACCAATACCAGCAGTTCTTGATACAAGTAATTCACCACTTGATAGGACACGAAGTCTCTCTTGATCATTTGTGGCAAATTTTAAATCAGTATTATCAACATTCCATACCTGAGCTGATCCATCTATCATTTGTTGGACATCAAAACCAGTATTACCTCCATACTGTAATCTTAAACTTGCAGGTATAGTATCATTAAAAACTTGTAATTGATATGTTGGATCATCAGTTCCGATACCAACGTAACCACTTGAATTAACTCTGAATGTTTCAGTACCACCAATAGATATTGCAACTTGACCTGCAGAAGGGAAGAATACACCAGTAGTTGTATCAACACCAACTAAACTTGGTGTTGCTTCCGTACTATAACCAACCGATACTGCCGCACCAGCAGATACTGCAAGACCATAAGGGAACTTAGGTGCCTTAACACCACTCTTATCTGTTATATTATCAACTCTTACTTTACCTTCACCATTGGCAAGAATACCAGGAGCATCTACATCTGTACCAATACCTAAAATGTCAGGAATAAAGTCATCACCATCACCTACAATCAGGTCTGCATCACCTTGAAGGACAATGTTAGTATATTGTGTATAAGCTGCTGAAGCAGATGCTGGTGGGTCTACAGTAATAGTAGAACCAATTGTCAGGTTTGCATCAGTATAATATATCTTATTCAGCGGACTGGTAAGGTCATCTGGTAACAATGAAGTACCAAGACCACCAGGAGTACCAGTCAGGTTTGAGCCGTCACCATAATATTCGATTGCAGTAACAATCCCTAACCTGACATTAACAGGATTTTGAGGGTTAGTTACCGCAGAACCAAAACCAGCAAGATTACGAGCTCTTGACATTTTATCTACTTTTTAGTTATTTATTCAGAGTCAGCGGGTAGTGGTTCAGGTAGTAGGTATAGGTCATTGATTTAGGAATGAAGGGACATTGGAGTTACCTCCAAATTAAAGTTCGGCGTCGGCGGTGTAGTCATTGATGAAAGCTGCTGTTCCTTGAGCCACATTGTCAACCTCGATTTGATACATCGATGCACTGCCAGTCAGGCTCAAATCTCCAGTACTGGCTGTCGCGTCTTCGTCAGGGTTTGCTCTCATAACAACTGGTCTAGGGATTGATAGAACCTTGTTAGTGGCGTTACTGTTTGGAGCAAAACACTGCATTCTGAACGACACTTGGTAGTACCGCTGACACAACGCCAGCTCAGTGCCGATGTGGCGGTGCTCAAACGGGGTCGCCTTGGAACCTACTTCTAGTTGGACGCCAGTCAGGAACCATTCATCATTACTTGCAGAACCAATAGCAAGATTATCTGAATTACGATTTGCATTAGCAATTGCTCTCCAGCCTCCTTGCGATCCTCCTGTAAAAGAAGAACCACTATTTAACCACCAAATAACATCCAAGCCACGACCATTATCATTGTTAATAACGCCAGAACTGTCTCCTGGAATAGTAATTACCTTTTTTTCCCAAGTATTTGCTGCGTAAATTGTGTAACTTGCACTAAATTGTTTATCGCTATTATCTTCTTGAATTAATTCTACAGTGCCAGTACCAGTTTTACTTGCCCTTACCCAAAAAGATAAAGTCATTGTTTTTGCATTTGTAGTTCCATAATCAAGTTGTTGTGCATCTTGACCTTCAATAAAATATACAACTTTGACAGTATCAGTTGCGCCTGGAGAGGCTTGTCCTGTGGTACAAGTCAATCTCATTGAATGCGAAAAACGTTCAGTTGAACCACTTTCATAAGTATCACCCTGAGAGTTAGTCATTCTATCAGATGTCCAAGTTCCTATAGAAACATCTAATCTATAACGATCAGCAGTATAATATTCAGTTCCCGAATTGATAGATGATACAGTGTTACCACGCTGCGCCACATTCATAGCCCCATTGATGACGAGGTTCCTGTTACTTAGCGGACCGACAGAAGGATATGCATTTTGACCTACTGTCAATTCACTACCGATATAAGCTGTTGCTACACCAATAGTGGCACCCACACCAGCAATATGGACATTACCTCCAGTAACTTCGATACCACTACGTGCAGTGATGATACCAATAGAATCTACATTAGTGACATCCTCATAAGTGACTGTACCACCTACAGATACACTCTGGTCAAAGGAATAACTTGTAGTT